AAATTGAATGAATAAATATCCTACGAAAAATTGAATACCTTCTGTTGTTGACTGGCGTATATTTCCTCCATTAATCATAGACGTTATCATATTTTTTGTTCCCATGCCTATACATGCCCATTTTGCTACACTTAACAACATATCTATTATTTGGTTACCTACTTTATCTAAACTACTGTCAAATCCATTTGCAAAAACATTTATATTTAAATGCAACATTAAAGCTGTTGTAAATACTAATTTAGCATACATTAATTTATTACTTTTAATATGTTCTATCATTTTATCAACTAACCTCATATCATTTTTATTTCTTTTTAATTTTATGTGTTCACTTACTGTATATCCGTTTACTAATAATTTCATTTTGAATAATCCCCCTTATTTTGGTTAAAATAATCTCATAATATTTTTTTATCGGAGGTGTTTTTATGTTTCCTTCATACGTTGGTTGGTTTGCAGCAGCAGCTATTATAGATATTGCTCAAAAATTATTATTTTAAATTCTGATTTATAACTCTTTAATATTTTTCTACTATTTAATTTTTCTAAGAAATTTGTATGCTTTTCCTCTTCAGTATGAGTGCAGGATTGAGTATTGCACTTAGGTGAGATAATTAGAATAACTTTAGATTTTATAAAAGGATTTTAATAATATTTGTAGAAATATATCTAAGAATTAATTTATTTTTAATTCGTTTGATTCGAGCTCTATGGGTGGCTGCCCTGGGGCTCTTTTAATTTATTCATTTTTCAAAAGTTCTTCTTCCATCTTTTCTTTTAAAACTAATTTTATATAGTTACTTTTACCATACGTTTCAAATTTACTTTGTAACCAATCTAGTAATAATTTTTCTTTAATATCTGTAGTTTTAAATGATACTTGAATTATTTCTGCTTTATATTCTTTTTTCATAACCTCCTCCTTTCATCCTCTTACTTAATCTTATGTAATATTATATAAAAAGTTGTTTGTCCTTTTAAAAATATTTCTATAATATTTATTAACCTTACAGAAGTGAAAATGAAATTAACTATAATCGAAGCATAAAAAAAGTAGCCTATCAAACTGATAGGCTACTTTGTATACATTTTACTTTTATTTAGTTGTATATAAACTTTCAATAATATTTTATTTGCCTATGTTTTCAAGACATTTTCTTATTGTTTCATATCTATCTGAACCAATTATTTGTGTATATTTTTCTTTTGTATTCATTTTATCTAATTCAGATTTTGCTGGGCCACCAATAACAAATAGATTTTCACCTTCCCAAGCTATATGATCCTTAATATTTTTAACTATACAATCTTCTTTTTCCCATCTTATTATTTCAGCTCCAATTTTATCTACATCATTTCCATAAAGAATACAGTTTTTATATTTTTTAGTTTGAGGTTGATTTAGTTTTTCTAATTCTATTTTAACTTTATTTTCAAATTCTTTGTGATTTGTAGTACTTGGACAATTCTTACCACTCCAATATTTATGTGGTTTAAGTCTATCTATGCCCAAATTGAATTGTTTAAGTAATTGAGCGCATACTTCTACAGCGTTTGATTCGGCCTTTTTAAATTTAGAATTATTAGAGCCTAATGAATTATAACAGATTTCTACCCCAATACTTTTTCTGTTACCATTGCCACTTCCATCACCACAATGCCAAGCATTTCTATTAAAAGGTATACCTTGTACGGCTTCTATATCGTCTACAGCTACATGAAAACTCACTTGATTGTTATTACTTATCATATAAGATACTTCGTTCTTAGCAGGAGCGGCATTATCTGTATTGTGATATGTAACATACTGCGGTGCCATACTATAAGGACACTTTATATTATATTTATTTGAATTTACTAAGTTTTGCTTTATATTCATAACTATTCTACCTCACTTTTATTGTTATATTTTTTATTTCCTTGTTTTAATTGAACTAATGCATCAATCATTGGTTTTGGTACAGGCAATCCTATAGCTGCGGCATTTTCTAATACACTAGATCCTTCGTTACCAGAATACCAAAAGCATACTAAAGTTCTAAACATCCAACCCTCTCCAATTAGCCTATCTATTAAGACTGCTAGTATTAATACATAAAATATACTTAATTTCTTTGCCAATCCTCTAAATCCATATTCAGAAGATAGTTGTTTATTTACATATCCTCTAGTAACGCCAGTAGCATAATCTAACGCCATTATAGATACTAATATCATCAATGCTAAATCCCATGAACCGAATAACCATGTAAATAGTGTTCCTAATAATGCTAGTACCGTATTTATTTTTTCATTGTATATATTCATTTTACCTCCAATATAAAAAGGCCCCTGATATTGGCCTTAGTTTTTATAAGTTAACACTATCTTTAAGTGTCTTAAGTTTATTTTTATTTGCTTGTAAATATATTTGAGTAGTCGAAGTACTCTCGTGATTTAATATTTGCGAAATCGTAAGAATATCAACATTATTATGATACATTAATGTAGCACAAGTTCTTCTAAGTGAATGTGGCGTTAAATTTGGTATTTCAATTAACATACCAGCTTTACGAACCCAATTTGCAACAGCAGATTTACCTGCTTGTTTATATTTTCCATGGTAATAAGATAAAAATATATAAGGTGAATTAATTTTTTTTGATTTATAATAATCTTTTAATTCTAATAGTTTTTCTTTTAAATCTTCTGAAAAATATAAAGTAACTAGCTTAGGTCCTTTTTCTATAACTTCTATTTCTCGTTCGTCAAAATCTATATCATTCCATTTTATACTTCTAAGAGCATTTCTTCTAGCAGCAGTATTAATTGCTAGTAATACTAGTGTTTCTGCAACTATATTATTTAGTTCCTTGATTTTAGATTTCATTTCGTTAACTTGATTCATACGTAAAAAGTGTTTTTCTCTTACAAATAATTTTTTCTTAGGTCTTTCAATATCTTCCAATGGGCTAACTATTACCTTCTTTTTCTTCCTCAAAAAAATATATAAACTACTTATGCAAGCAGCTCTTCTTTGAAGTCTACTAGCCTCATTACCATGTACTTTACAATACATTAAATATTCTTCAATATCTTCAGGAATAACTTCATCATATATTTTATCTTTTTGATAAGAATTTAGAAATCTAAACCATTGGAACAAATCATACTCATAGCTATCTATGGTTTCTTTTGATAATCCTTTTAACTCATTATGACCTTTGTAGAGTTGATATGCTAACATATTCTTTTCATTAATATTTCCATCAATTTTTATAATTTTTTTTGCCATAATCAATTAACCTTCCTTTGTACTAATATATGATATAAAAACGTCTATTAATTGATAACAAAAATAGAGCACTGTATGTGCTCTATGATTTTAAATGTTTCTTTTGTTTTGCAACAAAAAGAGTGATAATCTAAAATCTATCACTCTTGGTTTAAACTCTAATATATTTAGTTTATGATTAATCTTCTAAATTGTATTCGCATTACATACTTGTTATAAATATCTCTTATCACCTTTTTTATAATTATATATTCTCTATTATTCCATATTCTCTTTCTAATGCATCTACTTTAAGAACCCATGTAGTACCGAATTTAAAGCAATCTATACCTGCTTCAAATTTTCCGTTTTTGATGTTAGTTTTAAGTGTAGATTCTGCTTTATGCCATACTTTACAAGCATCTTTTAAAGCTACTAAACCTTCAAATACTTTTATATCATAGTCATAATAATTGCACTCTTGACAATAAAATTGATTAGATCTAACTCTATCATTTATATTTTGCCCTTGATGTTCCATTTTATTTTTACAATACTTACATTCCATTTTTAATACCTCCAAGTGAAAATTTGACTTTTTATTTAGAAATTTGGTAGTAAACAATAACTTAAAAACTTTTAGAACAAATTAATAAATGTTTTATTTTGTCATAATCTTCTCCTATTAAAATATTTTTAAATAAGAATATTATCATACCTGCATCTTCTTGAGTATTTATTTCATTCTCTACTTTAGGTATAAGTCTTTTTATATTGTTTTCATATATTTTATTTATTTTACCTCTTTTTTCAAAGTTTTTATTTTGAAGTTCTTCATAGAAATCTATTGCTTTAGGTATTATTCTCAACACTTCATCTCTTATATCATTAGCATATTTGATTTGTTTTTCAGTTCCTTTTAATTCAACCATTACCTTTACCCCTTTTCTTATTTGAGAGTAAACAAATATTAATGCTAATTTAAAAGTCGCTCTGTAGCTATCTCCTAATTTTATTATTTTTTTAGTTAGCTCATGTGCTTTTTTAAATACATTTTTCATTTTGTTTACCCTCCTTAGTTATTTATTGGTCGCTTGCGACTATCTATATTTATATTGTAGCCTTTTGCGACTATTTTTACAACGAATTTAATAAAAAAGTTTAAGAAAAGTTTCGACAATGTTTTTAATAAACTAAATATACTAGAGTTCAAACTTTGAGTAATAAATTTTATTCAATTTTCAATATGCTAATTAAAAAAAGAACCTCCTGGTTCTATTCTGGTGTTACTGTATTAGTTTGTTTAGCATTTAGTGTATCATTTAACTCTTTATATTCAGATTCTGTTAATCTAGCTGGAGTAACTGAATAGAATACATCTATTTTATTCCTCATATCTTGTATACTATCGTAATTATCTTGTTCTAACATTCTTTTTATAAATTTATATATCATTTTACATTCCTCCTAAATTTGCTTCTATCATAGCCATTTTGTAACTATTATCAATTATCATTTTGTCTTGTTCTTTTTCAACTTCTTTTAGTCTATTATTTTCTGATTCTAAAATATCTATTTTGTCTTGTAAAGATTGACTAGGTTTTATTAATTCATTTTTTAAATCTATGTAGCGTTGTCCAACTTCTTCGGATGTCAAATCTAAAGGAAATAAGTTATGGTGTCGCATGGTTGGAACATCACCGTATTCAACTATTTTTTCACCGTAATTTATTATTATAACGTCATTATCGCTAAATGAAGGATTATAAGCCAAAATCTCTTTAGGCGTTAGCGTTCCTATATTATCTGATTTATTCCATATTCTAAATGTATACATATTTTTCTCCTTTATATTTAAATTTATTTAATAAAAGTTATTTCTCCTAAACCGTCATATTGTTCATTAGGCACTGTAAAAATTCTATCGTAACCGTGCGCACTTCCAACAATCGAACAATATTCATTATTAGAAAATTGTAAGGTCTTAATATCAAATTGGAAAGAACAACCCCAACAAAATACATTAACTTTGTCACCATTTAAGAAAGTATTTTTTACAAGTGAAGGGTGATTAGTACCGATAGGAGGATAGTATTTTAATTTAGACGAAGCTACAAAACTAAAAGTATCTAAGCTAATACTATATTTATATACATTCATAACAGTATTAGAATTAACATCATCATCATTAGTACCAAATATTAAAAACCCATCATCAACTGCACAAGTAAAATCACCATAAAGCATAATAGCTCTCGGAGAAGATTTCGCCTTAGGTATCCAAGCATTATTAACTTTATCGTATAAAAAACAAGCTATATCATATCCGTCGCTAATAACAAAAGCATATATATTAGGATTTTCCTTATTATCAAAATGAATTGAAACGTGGCTAGGAGTATTATAAGGAGGCGAAGATAATCTATTTTGAGTATAATTAATCATATCAAAAGTTGTTAAATAATTATACTCTTGAACATATTGTATATCATCATCCTTTTTAGATTTGCAAGCTATACCTCTGCCATATGCAGAATACTCCTTCATAATTTTAGTTACTTCACCAGTTTTTATATCAGTTACCTGCAAGTAACGATAATAACTACCATTTCTAAATCTAGTTATTACAATTCTTGAATTAGCAACGTATATATCTGATTGATACTCGTTGAAATCACGTTGCTCAAGATTAAGTGCATTATAATTCCAAACATAACCTTTACGTTTTATACTTGGCGTTATTGCTCCGTCAAAGCGACCCCCATTCTTCCCAAACATTGGCACGCTTCCATCTTTGGAATGTTTTATTTTCATGCCATGAAATAGCTTTTTGATAACCATAATCGCCTTGCATATCACTTTTTATAGTCCACCAATCTTTATTATCATTAGGCATATGTGCTATATTAGAACCACTACGAGTACAACAAGTAGTTATAGTATTAGCATCACCGTTGCTTATGTCAAGTGGGAAACCAGTGTCTCCCGTAAGCTTATGTCTTTGCCCTGCATCTACCTTGACATTTATATCATCAGTCTTTTTTTCTAAAGATGAAATACTTGTTTTGTTTTGTTCAGATTTAGTATTAACTTCGTCTATAGCACCTTGTACAGTATTTGATATTAATTTACTATTCGTATTATCATAAGACGTTCCTGCGGCATCTGAACTTATATTTTCAATACCTTCTTTTATTTTGCCTATTTCATTATCTATAATATCCATATTGGGATTTATTGATAATGATGGGTCTAAAATATCATTATCCTCTGGTTTCTTTAGTTTTAAATTTTGAGTTTCTAACATTATAATCACCTCTATTCATGCATTTTAGCTTCTAGCCAAGTTAAGTTTTTCATTTCTCCAAAAGTTTTATATTTAACGATTCCCCATGTATTGTAAAGTAAATCAATATCTTGAACAATATTAGTTGGTACTACATGTTTTAAGGTCCTTTTAACTTCATCTAACTGATTCTTAACAGTTAGGTTCAATCGTACTTTAAGAGTAAACGTAGCAATATCATAGTCAATTGTATATCCATTTTCACCACATAAAGTATTTAAAATTTGTTTTAAGTTATTCATGGTATATGGTAGTTTATTTAGAAATCTATTAATAATTCTAAAACGTCTATCTTCTAATGTCTCAGATGATTTAGGTGTTATTTTCATTATCTTTTCCCAACGCTTAATACCATTTAAGGTTAATTCATGTAAGAATCGGTCTTTAAGACAATCATTTATTTTATCAAATAAAAAAACAAACTCTTTATTTTGAGTTTGACATATATGAATATATTCTTTTTTATCTTGTAGTACTGGAGGTAATCGTTGAATAAGGTTTATGCTTCTATCCAATTACTACACCTCTCTTGACTATACTATCTTTATCAACTGTAAAATTTGATGCAACGTTATTTATTAATGTATTCTCAATATCTAGAACCCCTTCTAAATTTAATAATCTTGTTTCTATTTGACTTATTCTCACAATTATATTTTCATTATTTTCCCAAGTTTTGTTAAGGTCCTTAAAATATTCATCAATACACTTTTCTATTGATCCTTTTAATTCATCAAAGTTCCATCCTTCTTGATAAGTTATATTTGTATTTATATTTATAGATACACTTGATACTTTTGCTACTGTAACTGTATGACCGATAGGAGCTATTCCTAATCCTTTGCCTTGATTTTGAAGAGGGTCAATTTTTTCTTGAGTTTGATTAAGTACAGTTTCACTAGGTACGTCAAAATTTGAATTTATAATTACTAGCTTTGTTGTACCTCCACCTTTCCAAACTGGATAAACTTTAACGCCTCCGATATCTTGTAGCTTATTTACTTTTTCTTTATAATCAGCTATATTTCCACCAAACGCTTCATATTCTAAGCTATTATAATATCTTTTACGTAAGCTATCTTCATCTTCTTCATCTTCTCCATTTATTAATATTTCACTTAATGCAGCCGTTTCAAGACCTTCTATATAGTCAATAGGTATTAAACTACCTAAATTTAAAATAGGCCCTGTGTCCTCACATTGTAATTTAAAAATTCCTGTTGATATTTTTTCTATAACAACATAATTAAAATTATTAAATGAAAAACGAGACCCTATGGGGATATCTATATTAAATTCACCTTTTGCAATTGTACTTGTAGCTGGATTAGGAAATATGCTACGTTCTTTGCATTTTTTTACTAAAGAGTTATAGCTAGCTGTATCTATATAACTTTCATCATTTAGTATATCTAACATTATATAAGCTTCTGCAAAGTCAGCTGCTGATGGAGCTAAAGCATTATACATAACAGACCCTTCTCTTTTATCAAATGCATTTGGGACTCTATCTAACATACCTTCGAGTATATATTCATATGTCATATTTTCAAACATTTATATTTCCACCTCCTTTTCAGACTCTAAATTTCCGTATATTGTATGTACTAAAAAAGTTGTATAAACTTTATTTTTATTTACTTCAAAATTAAAATTATCTACATTAGTAATTCTATCATCTTGAATTAAAGCTTCTTTTATGCGTCTTTCAAGTTCTGGAACTACAAAAGGCATGGGTTGACCATATAGATCCATAAGCTCAATACCAAAATCCCAAGAATATATAGGATATTTATATCTTTCAATACTAAGTATTAAATATATAGCCTGTTTTATAGCATCTAGATTGTCACATATTCCATTTATACTATCTTCGTTTAACTTATAAGTTTTACTAGGCTGAGGGTTTATTTCAAAATCAAATAATTCTATATCGTTGTCAGTTGGTATCACTTTATCACATCCTATCTAACACAAGATACTTTTGACCACCTTGAATTCTTAATAAAATTACTTTTTCATTTTCTTTTAATGAATTATGAACAATACACTCTTGAATACTTCCATTCAGAGAAATATTTGTCTTAACATCCTTTACGTTATTAGATAAAATCAAAAATGTCTCTGTAAATAATCTTTTTTGATCAATTCTAATTTTTAAAGGTGAAATACTTTCAACAGTTCCGTATATTATTGCAACTGGCTTACTTTCATTAAAAGCTGCTAATGCAGCCTGTTTTATAGTTTCGACTAAACTAGGCATTAAAATATCTCCTTAATTATAAAAATCTTCTAGACGTATTATATCTAGAAGTATAGTAACTACTATGTATGCTAACTATTTTAACAACATCACCAGGCTTCGGAGCATGTATCATATTTCCATCACCTATATACATTCCAACATGACTAATTGGATTATTAAAGAATATTAAATCTCCTGGTTGTAAATTAGATTTTGTAATAGACTTACCAGCTCTTCCTTGTTCTCTAGAAGTTCTAGGTATATTTATTCCAATTTGTTTATAGCACCATGAGGTTAATCCAGAACAGTCAAAAGTACTTGGTCCAGTTGCTCCCCAGACATATTTATGACCTAATTTGCTTTTTGCTAGACTTATTAATCTGCTAGTTTTATCATTATTATTTGATGATGTATTACTTTGACTTTCGTCAATTATAAGAGCTTTACCATTTTTCCTTCCCCAGTTATTACATTCCTTATTACTACTCATAAGTATGTCAAAATGATATACTCCATTTTTAATAGTTATAGCTCCACCCCTGTCTCGGACTGTGTATATTTTTTGATCCAGAGATGTATTTGTATCTTTAATTTGTATTTTAGTTTTAAATGGTATAGATTTCGGTGCTGCCACAGTATTATTTTTTGGATTAAGTTTACTTCCCATAGCATCATATAGACCGCCCTCCATAGCATTATTTGCTGGATAATAAGCGGTAAACAATGCTGGGACTTCTTTACCTCTTTGATTCGAGTTATTAGTAGAACTATTTGATGAACTACTATTGTCCTTAGAACTACTAGACCCACTTGAAGATGCCAGTGTAGAAACGAATTCTCCTCCAACTAATGTTAAATCCATGAAATGTTCATCATTGCTAAAAGAATGTTTAGCTTTATCAACTAGCATATAGTTTTGGACTTTCATATCTCCTAAATCGAGTACTACCGCAACTAAGCAACCTGCTCTTACTTTTATATCCCCTAAAACATTTTTAACAGTTAAGGATTTTACTTTTTGATTATATAATTTAAGTAGGGCATCTGCTTTATTTTTACCATTTACATTTTCATCTATGGTTTCAAAGTGTTGTAAAATACCCCAACTATTTATATTTTTAGAATCTTGAGCTATATATATTTCACGCTTTCCTGTGTCTTTATTTTCTTTTGATAATTTAATTTTATTATAGCTATTACCATCTATGGATGAAGAATAATCAAAATCTTCAAGTATGTCTGCATCAATCAATGTATCTAGCTTCATTGATCCAATACTTTTTAATGTTAATTTTCCAAAATCATCATATAGTACATACATTTCTTTAGCATTTTCTATCGTTGAATCGAGAGCATTTAATACTATATCAAAGAGTGTTTTATCTTCTTCTACTCTAGAATCTATTTTATATTTTGTATTTTCAACAGTCCCACATTTTAAATTGAAATCTTTAGCTATCATAGTAAGCAGTTCACTTGCTGTTTTATTTTCATAGATATATGTATCTTTATTTTTAAAGTATCTTAGTTGATCGTAAGCTATTACTTGAACACTTGAATCTTTATTTCTCTTGTGTTGAAATATAAAACCGTAAAATACATTAGCATCATTAAGTTTTACTCTTATTGCATTTCCTTCTCCAAATTTTATAATACTATCTTGAAAAATATTAAAAGATAATTTGCCTGGACTACCTTTTCTTTCAGTTTCCCAAGTTATAGTATCTTCAATAACAGGTTCATACAAATCATTTCCATTTTGTAATATTATTTCTAAGTTATTACTCAAGCCTTAACACCTGCCCAGGGTAGATGGTATATTTTGATGTCTTATACTTCTTGTTGTATTTATCCATCAATTCTTTATTTAATTTATAAATTTGAGGATACTTGCCTCCATCTCCAAGTTGAGATTTACAGATTGACCAAAGTGAATCATGTTTTTTTACTGTATATGTTTTTTTAGTTGGCTGTGAAGGCCTAGGGTTGCTAACTGTAGTAGATGGCTTCCCAGAACTAGGTTTAGATACAACTATTTTTTTAGATGCATAATCTTTATACTGTTTCAGTTTTATAGGTATTGTAATATCCGAATTATCCTCTGCTTCCTCTAAAATTGAGTACTCTTCTAAAGACACCTTAATATTTGTATGAAATAAAATAGTGCCCTCTGGCGAAGTACGGGACACTATAAATTGAAATGGCTTGTTATTTAATTTTAGCTTTTCTATTTCTTCAACAAAATATTTCGCATCTTTAAATCCATCCTTATATGTTGCAAAAGGATATTTATTGTGAGGTATGCGAGCTTCAAATGTAACATCACTTAGTCCTGCTTTTTTTAGTATATTTACCTCACCATGATTAATTAATTCCATTGTTTTGTTTTTATTATTTACTTTTAGCTCCATTTTTGCAGGAGGTATAGGTAATAGTATTTTATCTAAATAAAAATAATAAGCCATTATTATATCTCCTTTTTATATATGTTTACCTTCTGCGGCAACTACCATTGAGTCGTACAGTTTTTCTTCTAAATAACCAACTACTCCATCTAAATCTAGTTCAGAATTAATGTTGTTATGATTATTCATATCTATTTTTATTTGAGCAGTTGTAAACCTATTTATTACTTCTTGTTCTGCTATATCTCTAAGATATTTTAAGTCTTCAGAAGAGGCAGTCATTGTCTTAGACATTTTAGCAGTATTCCCAGCTGTTTCCTTCGAACCACTACCAGCATCTGCCATTGAATTTTTTAGATTATCTAATCCGCCTAAATCCTTTGCACTTTCTCCAAGTCCACCAGCCATACCTAAACCATTTAAATCTAATTTATCTTTTGCATTACCAACTAATTTATCTATATTAAACGCATTGCCAACTTTATTTTCTAAATTAGTACCAAATTTATTACCCATATTAAATGATTTTCCATAGTTTAATCTATCCATTTTATATTTAGAAGCATCAAGAGGCTCCATAAATACTTTTCCAGCACCATATTTAGAATCAACTGCACCTTTTAAGCTTCCTCTCCATCCATTTACAGCATCTGATAGATTTGAACCAAACACAGTATCAATGGCATTAGCTATTCCTGATAATATTGACAATACAGCATCAGCCATACCTGCAAATAATCTAATAACTGCACCAACAGGATCTGTAAATACATTTCCTACAAAATTAGCAACAGTAGCTATTAA